CAGTCCCTTCCTGCGGCTTGCCGCGAACCATATGTCCCCCTCCCCCGGCGTAGGCATCCGGGGTGTATGTAAGGCCTTCGGGAGTCGGCCTAGTCTCTCTTACAACTCGATGGGTAACATCGCTTCTCACGACACGCCACCCGTAGACTCCGGTGATGGCGGGTATACTAACGGTCCCCAGGCTATGGCAACGCCTGTGGATTTCTCCATCCTTGGAGAGGAGCGCACGGTGGCAATGTTTGAAGCGATTGGTGACGCAATCGCCGATGACCTTGTCATCTCTTTCGGACACAGAGGTGTGTACAACGAGGTCACGTCGCCTTGTTGGGGGTGTGCAGACACCCAGCTACAGTGCCCGCGAGGGCACTGGGGCTGCACCTTTGCCTGGTGTTCGATGGAGTTGCCCGTGGATAAAGAACCCGCTCTTCCAGAGCGGCCTGAACCTTCTGGGGGTTCAGGTAGGTTGCGGCCCCGTGGCAAACTCACCAGGAGTTTGCAGACTATTGGTTCGACTTTTGGCGGCTGGTGGAGAGACCTCGCTGACGACAGTCCTGCTAATCGTGCTTTGGCTTGGTTTCAAGCTTACACGGGAGGTGCAGTCAAGGTGGATTTCGTAAGAACTCTGCCAACACAAAAGGAGGGTGGTGAGCCTTCCTCGGTGATGGGGATTCGTCTGGATGGCGATTCCAAGGCAGGCAGTTCTATCCTGATCTGTCCTGAACTAGTTGCTTCCTTGGCCTGCGTCCGCGCCTTTAGGGGTGTTGATGCGGGCTTGCTCCCTTCCCTGCGTTCACGCGCTAGGTTGTGGGCTAAGGAACGTGAGATTAGCGACCTTGACCTGTCGCTTTTCATTTCGGGCTCATGCACTTTCTCCGTCCTAGCGACGAGGTCCGAAGTAGCCTCCTTCTCTCTCTTGGGAACGGATGCTGCACGTTGGACGAACGCGACGTTTGGATCCATGTCGCAAGGCAAGGTTTCATTCGTTGGGGTTCGCCTAGGCTTCTGGGAGTCCCTAAACCGAGCAGTCAGATGGACACGGCCGTCTGGCTTGCTTCAACCCACGTGCGATGGGTTTGATGTTCGACGTTAGGAAAGCTATGGAAGGAGTGAGGCAATCTGCGTTGGTTGGCACGGGCACGTGCCTCTCAAGGCTGGTTGTTCCCTAGAGCTCCCTCTAGACATGGCTTTCTGTGATGTCGAAGACAATAAGCGGTTCGAGTACCGCTGCCACACACCGAAGGTATCGGGGGTGTGGCAACCCCAAGTGCACAGGTCTTGCGCACACAATGCGGTGAGGGGTTTGCAACTCCGAACCCTGGGACTTAACCCTGCACCAGATGCCCAGGGGTCTCACGACTTTAGTACTGCTGCTCGCGAGCTTGTGAGAGTATTAAAGGGCCGTATCGAGACTCCAGAAGCATGGTCCCACAAACAAGTTGTTGCTTCCTACAGGGTTAGTAGGTTGCGAACGCGGTACGAGGCTGCAGAAGCTTCTTTGATCTTGGAGGGCCCAGCGGTTCGCCGTGACGCCAAGGTCTCAGCTTTTGTTAAGGGTGAGAAGTTGTCCAACTACAAGGTGCACAAGCCGCGGGTCATTATGGGACGTGACCCCAGATACAACCTTGAGTTGGCTGCTTTTCTTAAGCCACTCGAACATGCGGTCTACGCCGCCTTCCGGGGGTGGCGTCGCATGTTTACGCGGACTAGGTTGATTGGAAAAGGCCTGAGTGGAGAGCAGAGAGCATCACTGCTTAGGAGGAAGATGTTGTCAACCCCGGATCTGGTATGTTTTGAGGTTGATTGCAAGTCCTTCGAGAGCCATCTTGTTCTGGAGATGTTGAGGGAAGAGCACGGGATTTACCGGGCGCTGATGCCGAACGATCGTTTGAAGGAACTACTCTCTTGGCAAGAGGAGTTTCCTGGTCGTTTTAGGTCCGGCGTTAAATTCCGCGCCAAGGGTGTGCGAGCTTCTGGGGACTTCAACACTGGCCTGGGCAACACGTTGATCATGTGTTGCTTGGTGCTTGCTGTTGCCAGGAGGCTCAAGACCAAGTTTGATTTCTTGGCTGACGGAGACAACGCAGTAGTCTTCGTTAGGTCTACGGACCTCGCGCTCTGGCGGCGAGAGCTGCCTCGAGTCTTCCTTTCTCTGGGACATGAGGCCGAGATGGGCGAAGTAAGCAGTGAGGTGAGTGGTATCGTCTTTGGGCAGTCCAAGCCATTGTGCGTCAATGGCCGCTGGACTATGATTAGGGACCCTCTCAAGGTCCTATCGAACGCTTTTGCAGGACACCAGCACTACGGTGAAATCCGTGGTGGCAGGCGGGTGCTCAAGAGTGTTGCCTACTGCGAGGCGGTCATAAACCGGGGTGTGCCTGTTCTGCAGGCGTTCGCCCATGCTATGCTCGTGAGACTGAGGTCCACGCCCTTCGTCCGCGAAGGGTTCGACCTTGGGAATTACGAGTATCAACGGATCGCGAGCCACAGCGATCGCTGGGCGCAAGCTAATTTTGAGGATATAAGCTTGTCGACCAGACTGCTCTTCGAGGAGTCTTGGGGATTCTCTGTTGAGGAGCAACTTCGTCTGGAGTCCTCTTTCAAGGTCGATGGGTTGCCTGAGGATTGGTCTCAAACACCGATCTCGCGGGTGACGGCATCCTGTGACCCTTGGGAGTTGCCGCTGGATGAGGAAGCGGCTGATTTTGTGGCTCGATACACGGATCAGTTGTAGAAATGGTTTGCGGGGGGGTATGGGTACCCCGGCTTCGGCGCGCTCACAGGTGGCCTACTCCTTGGTTGTATTAGCACCGGTTATGTGAGGCAGTGGCTTGAGAACCACTGCGCGCCGCACTGAGCCACGAGTAGCCTCCACTTCGCTTTTGACCACGACCTGGTAGGACGTTCTTTGTTCGACCTTGGGCTGATTGGCTGCTTCGCTACGGCGTCGTGAGGGCCGGCCTGGGGGACCCTACTTGTTCTCCGTTTGCCAAGGCTTCTGGAGAGTTGGGCATTGATACCGGTTCAA